GATTGCTTTAGCCCAGTCATGGTTTGCAACACAAAACTGCAAGGCAAGATCATGGGAGCTCACGTTGCTGGAAATGAAATGAAAGGCGTTGCTGTTGCAATGACCCGAGAATTCATTGATCGTCTAGTATCAATTGTTGAGACAAGTCGAACTGAACATTTAGAATCACAGGGAATTGTTAATCCTGATGATTTAAATAAACCAACCTTTGATTATGGAGAAAATTGGTTTATTGGAAAAGTCCAAAAGAAGTACTTCCATAGATTTACTTCAAAGTCGGAGATAGTCCCTAGTCCTATACAAGGTGATATAACTCCTCCTGTAACAATGCCTGCTATGTTGGTGCCTGACAAGAAGAAAGGAATCTTCCCAGTTCAAATTGGGTTGAATAAATTTACAACAAACAAAGCAGGAATGCACCCAATCCTAACACAAGAGAGGATTGAACAAATTGCTGATCATTGCATTGATCAGATTAGTAATTTTGTAGCACCAGAAAAATTGTCCTATGAATATGCAATAAATGGACACCCATCCTATCAGTTCATGACTCCTTTACACATGAACACTTCAGGTGGCATCAATATGACCACGCTCAAGAAGGAAGGAAAGGGAAAGAAATACCTATTTGATATTAATGAACACAAAGACTACATACCAAAGCCCGAATTTCAAGTCAGATTGGACGAAGTGACAACTTTGTACCAGTCAGGACAGAAAGGAGTGTGTATCATTCAAGTTAATCAAAAGGATGAAAGGAGACCAATAGAAAAAGTCCAACAGGGAAGAACTCGTTTATTCTACTGTTTTGAAGCTGCTCACACAATCAAAGGCCGTCAATGGTTTGGATCTTTTATAGAGAATGCGCTCTTGAGTCGACATGACACAGGCATTACTCTTGGTGTGAACCCCAAAGACCCCACAGATTGGGAATCTGTTATTGGCAGTCATTATGTCATTAACCCCAATTTCCATATGGGAGATGTGAAAGATGCAGATTTTCACAGACATCCTCAAATTAGCACTGCCCTTGCAAATGGGTTAGTCCGCAGATTGAGAAAGGATGGAGTTATAGTTACTCTTCAGGATGAAAATGAAGTAAGAGGAATTATAGCAGATGCAACAACAGACATGACCATTCTTTGTGGTCAAGACCTCGTGAAATTAGTAGGCACGCATTTGGCGTCCGGGATGTTTATGACAGCCCTCTTGGTCAGCTTATATTATAAGATACTTTTCATGTGTTGTTTTATCTCTGCAAACGAAGAACTTGTTACTCTCATGCAAATGGGAAGACAAGATGAGATCGACAGAATTTTTGAAGAAATGGATGTTGATAAGGACCTCAAGAACCAGAAATGCCAACCTGGTTTTCCTTCAAGAGAACAATATGGCAACAATCAGAATGGAGATGATTTCATTGAAGCAATTTCAAAGGAATTTGGTTGGTACAATCACAACTATCTCGTTCGGGAGTGTGCACGATTTGGAACAGAACTTACTACAAGTGACAAGAAGTCCAAATTTCCTCAGTTCTATACATATGAGGAACTCACCTACCTGAAGAGATCTTTCTTCATTCGAAAGGGAAGATGCAGAGCTCCAATGGAACTAAGTGCTATTTTGGAGGTCCTTAATTGGATTAACAATAGAATGGCACCTTCGGAGGCTTTAAAGTTGAATGCTGAATGGGCAATTGAAGAATTGGCTCAACATCACGAAGATGTATTTAATGAATGGGTTCCCAAGATTCTTGCTGCATGCAAGACCAGTGGGCTCAGAATTAATGCACCAACTCAAGCAGAGATTCTAGCTAGACCAACTTCAATTTGTGAATATAAATTGTTTGGATCTGACAGTGAACAAGACGATGATGATTCATGTTTAATTAACAACACTATCCATGCACAAAGTGGACAAGGAGTTCTTGATGAAGATATTTATCACAATGGAAGAAAAGTTCGTAATGTTACAGTCACATCATGGAAGGATATGTACAAACTATTGTTTGACAAAACACATCTTCCAGTTTTCAAGAAAATAGATGATGATTACTGGCACTGCACTATTAATGAGAGCCAATGGCTCAAGTGGACTGCTGCAGGGAAAAAGAAGAGAGATGCTGAAGAACAGTGTTATGAGGACATGTGTGTTGAACATGTTGACCTCAAAAAGCTCTATGTTATTGATGCAAATGACTTCTTCTTTGAAAATTCTTTCACACAAGGATTTGTAGCTAAGAATTCAATCAAATATTTCAAGACTTTGAAATTTTCACCTCTCCATGCTCAATCAGATGCTGTCAAGCTACCTGACTCGATGGAGAAAACAACTTTAGTGACATTGGTGGACAATGTCAAACCTGAAAAGGCAGAAGAGGACACACAACGTGTTGTTCACTTCTTTAGAGGACTCGATCCTTTCCCAGATTCAAAATTGGGAGAGTTCCTCAGCCGACAATATCGAATTGCAAATATTACTTGGTCGAGCTCACAAGGTCAAGGTGCAGTATTAGGAACATACACGTTTCCTTATGCACTCTTTGATGCAGCTCCCAACTTAGTAGATAAGATGAACAATTACCACTATCTTCAAGCTTCAACGAAAGTTGAAATAAGAGTGAACGGAAATCAGTACACCTTTGGTCGCCTTATGGTGGTTTGGATCCCTTTCTTTAAGGGAAACAGTCACTGGAAATATGGCTCCATTTGGACCGCTTCAACGCTTGATCATGTTCTTCTATCACCACACTCGAAC